GTTCGCAGCTTGGCAAGTCCGCCGCCACAGCGGTTGGCGACGAAATACCGCGACCGAACCCTGCGGCTGCCGCCGTAGCCGCCGCTCCTCCAGAGAAGGTTCCTGTCGCCGCCCCATACCCCGTCGACATGGATCGTGCGAGGGCGCTCATTGCTCGCGTGCAGGCAGAGGGCTATGACTCGCTTGCCCCTGACGAACTGATCTTGATAGACGACCTCCGCGAAGGGAAGGCAGTCCTGTCGGATGCGTCGTCGTCGCTTGGCGACGGCAATCTTGAGCAGTCGGCTGTGGAGCTTGGCGATGAGACGCAGGCGGCGTCTGGATTTCCTTCGCTGAAAAAGGGCCGCACCAAGCGAGCCAGCAAGCTGGAGGACTTGAGGAACAAGATCGACAACTTCACGGGTGCGGGGGCCGACAGCGAGGCGGCGAGCCCGAAGTTCGTCCGAGATGTGCAGCGGAAGGTGGACGCCCTGACACCGGAGGAGCGTGCCGACCTAGTTCAGTCATACGGCGACCCGAAAGAAGCAGAGCGACGGCTTGGGGCTCTTGCCTCAATGGCGGGCGATGCCAAGCGCGATCCGTCGTATGGTGCTGCAAAGCGGCTGGACGAAGCCGCCAGCGAAGTGGCTTCATCTGGCGCTGTTCGCGGCCCGAAGACTGCTGTTCTGGATGGCGTGGAGCCCGGCCTTGCGCCGCTCGTGTCGCGATTCAACTCGCTTCCTTCGGCCTTGCAGGCTGACATTGTCCGTAGGCTTGGGCCTTCTGCCCGCGAGGCGGTCGAGGTATCCGGTGGTGCCGCCCGCGTGCTGCCCGAGACGCTTGAGTCGCTGGCGCGCCCTGCAAACGCTGCTGACGAGTTGGTGCAGGAACTCGACTCGCTTCTTGCGGACCCATATCACAACCCGGAGACGGCAGAAACTCTCCGCAGCCTCATTCGCGAAGCCCCTGCCGCAGACCGGGCCGCAGCCATAGCCGCCGTCCGCCGACGGCGTGCCGTCGAAGCTGAGTTGCGTGCGGCTATGAATCAGGCGTCGGATTCTTCGCAGTCGCTCGCCAGTCCGGGTCAGCCGTCGCTTCGCGGACAGGGGGCCATGACGCCCGAAGTCGCACTCGACTCGCCCGTCGAGCCACCTAGCTGGCTTGACGACCAGCTTGGCGCGCAGCGTGAGGCAGAGGCGGCGGCTGCAAACGCCCGAAAGGCGTCCGGTCTTCCGCTTGAGACGCGGCTGCGCATGCATCATGGCGACGATGTTGTAGACCGAGTGCGAAGCGATCTGGACGCAGCCAGAGCGTCTGGTGATGCGAAGGCGATTGCCAAAGCAGAAGCTGCCAGCAAGAAGCTGACTCGCGACCTGCCTTTGTGGCTAAAGGGCCGCGACCGTGCATCTGGGGCGTTGGAACAGCGTGCTGACGCGAGCGGAGACTCGCTTGGGCAGAGGCGGCACTACGATGACGCCTTGATTGTTCTGGCGGGTGGAAGTCGCCCGCGTGCTGCCGAGCGGCTCAACAGGTCGTCGGCTGAAATCTCGCCCGATGACCTCGCTGCGCAGCGTGAGGAGATCGTCTCGCAATTCGGAGACGAGTTCGGAGGCGAAGTCGGCGGCAAGGACACAGAGGTTTCGCAGGCAGACCTCTCCTCCAATGCTCCCGGAGGGGGAGGACGGATTCGTGGCGGGCGGATGCCTCTTGAGCGAGTGCAGGGCGCTGCGCAGTTCCTGTTCGGTGGACGCAACCCGCTTGCCCAGTACGGCATGACGCCAGAGCAGATCGCTGACGAGCTGCTGTCTAAGGGTCCGTATGAGCCCGGCACTGCCGACTACATCATGGCCCGCGAGCAGGCTGCGAGAAACATCGAGAAGATGTACGGCGGAAACGAGCTTGCTGACGGCTCTGCCCGCGACCTGCCAGCACCCGTGTCCACTGAGCCCGCCGTCCCGCAGGGAACGTCTCGCGACCCGGCGTCGATTCCGTTCGAGGGATTCCGCCCGAATGTCGCGGAGCAGGCCCCTGCGCTGCCGTTTATTCCGAGACGAAACGGCGATACGGAACTAGCGACGACTAATCGGATAACGACGGATGGCAACGGGAACCCGGTCTATCTGAACGAAGCTGACCTTCCGCAGCCTGCCCGGCTCGCGAAACTGGCAAGCGAGGCTGCGGGCCTTCGCGTGCCGTCCGGTCGCCAAAATCCGTTTAGCGGAGTTGAGGAGTTTGACCAGCGACGGGTCGAGCTTGGGCGTGCGCAGGGGCGGTACGACATCGCTCGCGCTGAATACGTTCGCGCTTCCATGAGGAAGGGCGACAAGTACAGCCCAGAGGCCATTGCTGAGGCGAAGCAGAAGCTCGCGGACGCAGCGAGCGAGTTGCAGCAAGCCAGCAACGCTTTCGCAAGCGTATCCGATCCGTCCGCAGGGCTTCCCGGACTTACTGACGCCGACCGGGCTGGCAGCGTGACGATGCGTGGGCCGACGCTCGATTCGTTTGCATCCGGCCTCGACGCGGATGCTGCGCCAGTCTCACGGCGAGTTGTCCGATGGGATGCGGCTAAGGGTGAATGGGTTCCAAGCTCTGTAGGAAGACAAAGAACTGTCCCGGCTTCGCAGGCCGGAGTCACGGTGACTGCCGTAAACCCAGTGCCTGCTGGCTCGCTGCCTCCTGTCGGGCTTCCGGGACCGACGGCCACAACTGCCGGATCGCTTCCGCCCGTTGGGCTTCCGGGACCGACGGCAACCACTGCCGGATCGCTTCCGCCTGTCGGACTTCCGGGCCAAAAGCCGCTTGCGAGCGACGTAAACCTAGCTTCGTCTGCGACCGACATTTCCGATCCCACAGATATACCGCCCGCTGGCCCCGCAGCCCCTGCGCCGTCTAAGTCCTACAGCAAGGCAGAGATCAAGGAGGCCGCAGACGCTGCACGCGAGGAGGCGATTCGTCAGGCGAGCGACGAGGGGATGAGCCGGTCTGCCGCCAAGAAGGCTGGGGCCGACGCAGCCGCTAAGGTCCGCAAGGAAATGGAGGCGGCTAACGCGACTGTATCTAAGGCTCCCGCTACCACCACAGCCCCCGCTCCGGCAGCAGCCAGCCCGTCGCTTGCTCCAGTTGAGGCGACTGCCGGGCTTCCTGCCGCATCGACAACTAAAGTCGGCGGGGACGTTGACGGCTCCGGTTCGCTGCCGCCGGTTGGCGATGCCCCAGCAACTCCAGACGCTGGGCCGAGAGTTGATTCTGCTACGCCCGGCACGCCGGAGCCAATCGCCGCTGCGGATGACGCAAAGAAAGTGGACGATGCGACGACCTCCGGGCCCAAGAAGACCTCGAAGACGTCTGGCGAAAGAAGGCCAAAGCCCGAGCCCAACAAGCCTCGCTCCAGCCTGCCTCGCTGGCTGCTTGGTGCTGGCGCTGTCGGCGGGCTAGTGGCCCTGTCCAACATGGGCGGCAGCGGCACTGGCGCACAAGCGTCTGATGTTCCTCCGATGCCCGTTCCGCCCGGATCAGACGGAGCATCTTTGGACGCACTCTCAAACGAGAGTGCCATCGACCGTGCGCTGGCAAGAATTCGTGGCTCCCGAATGGGCGTGTCGGTGCCGACTACGCAAGTGATTCAAAACTGGACTGGGAGGAACTGACAAATGGCTGGAAGCGACATCGCCCGCAGACTGTACGAACTCCAACAGGAGCAGATGCGCCAGCGGCAGGCGGAAGCACGCGGCCCTTCTCTCGTTGATCCAAACGACGAGCGAGACAAGTCTGCATTTATGTTCCCGCCCGAGCCGAAGGTCGAGGTGCTGGACCGCACCACCGGAAAGTTCGAGCCCGACTACAGCCCCGACGCCGAGAAGCGATTGGCTGCGCAGAACGCAGCGGAGAAGGAGAAGCAGGCCCGTGCTGCCGTTGAGTTCCGCACTCGCGTTGCCAATGACTCGAAGCCGATTGCGGATCGCCAGCGGGGGAAAGAGGCGTGGGCTGCTGGCGGTCCGCCGTCTGTGGATGCGCCTGTCCCAGACCTCGCATCCATGAGCCCTTCCGATGCCAAGCGGCTTCGCAGTCGCTATGAGGGAAGCGGTCACACGCAGACCATGACCTACGAGGACTGGCTGTCTGCGAACTTCGCTGGATCGACGCCGGGCGAAGTCGTTGCTTCCGCCCGAGCCACTCCGCGAATCCAAGCAGGGCAAGACCCCAACCTGCTGCCGGGAGAAAAGAGCGGGCTGGCAGGCTCGCGGCAGGCCGCAGGAAAGCCGTTGCCGGAGGGGCGTGACATTAGCCAGTACACGCCGGAGCAGCGGCGGAAGATGTCCCGCAATGTCCACAGCCCGGAAGTGCCGATGGACCGTTTCGGCGGTACGTCCACCTACAACGTGGACGGTTCTACGTCGTCTCGTGCCCCGAATCCCGAGATGCTGTCTCTGGCTTCTGACATTGCGGCTGACCCCGAGCAGGGAGCGAACTCCGCTTCGCACACGATGGCTCTTGCGCAGGCGTATGGAATCGACGCCACGCAGTACGGCGACGACATGGACTTGCTCAAGGCCGACGTTGCTCGCGAGCAGAAGCGGCACGCCTCAATGGAGGGCAAGTACACCATCGAGGCGAATCCGATGGGCGGCTTTGTCTACGTCCCGAGCGAGAAGACCCGCACGGCTATGGAGGAGCGCCGCCGCAACAAGTTTGCCGACGAGGTGTACGCCCGCCACAAGGGGCTGGTGGACGAAAGCGGCAAGCCGCTCGTCACGTTCGAGGAGATCAACGCTGCCGCCAAGACGCCGGAAGGTATGCAGCAGTTGCGGAACATCGACCGCGCGGCCCGTCGCTTTGACGCTGGCCTGCGGCAGCAGAACGTCCGCAACAACTGGGCCAACATCAACATGGTGCGGATGGCGAACAATCCACGAGTGGCTCAGGGGGCGTACATGCGGAGTCTGCAACAGGCCGCCCAGACCGGCGATCCGATGCAGGTGGCTGCGGTTCACAGTTCCTTTGGGAACGAGCGAGCCGCCCACGACTACCTTGCCCTCGCTGCATCGCAGTCCGACGCGGCGGGCAAGGCCGCTGCTGCGGAGGCGGAAGCGACAGGCAGGGCAGGCGGGCCGCAGGGCAACGTCCCGTATGCCCAGCAGTTCCAGCGAGAAATCGGGTCGGCGCTCTCTATTGGCGACCCTGCGCAGCGACGGGCCGCTGTCATTGGCATCCTGACGAAAATGGGAACTGTTCCGCCGGAGAAGATCGAGCAAACAGCGGACGTAATCATTCAGTCGTCCGCTGGTGGAGTCGCTCCTCCGCAGCAGTCTGGCGGATGGGCGCAGTGGGCTGGCGACTTGGCCGGAGACATCTGGAACAGCCTTAGCTCTGCTCCAGCTTCGGCATGGGCTGGGGCTCCCGGCGCTCCCGAGCCGCAGGCCACGACGGCACAGCAGGAAATGGACGCCATGCTCTCGCAGCCACTCTTTGTTCCCGGCGGCAACCAGTCTCCCTACCCTCGCAGGTGAGATATGCTGCTGTACGACGACCTGCGTCCGAAGCGGAAGCCTGCTGCTGGCTATCTTCCGCTGTTTGACGACGCTGCGCTGCGGGACGAGCCTGTCGAGCAGACGGAGGTCACGCCATACGAGCGGGATTCCGTTCTGCGTCAGGCTGGCGAGCTTGCTGGCGGTACTGTCGGCATGGTTGGCGATGCGTTGTCTGCGCCGGGCGACTACCTGCGTGGCGTTCTGGCTGGGAAGCCGGGAGAGCGTGTCGGCGGCAGGGACTTGCTCAAGAGCTACGGCATTGTCCCGGAGGAGAACAACTGGGGGTCATTCGCGCTGGGGCTCGCTGCCGACACGGTTACGGACCCCCTTTCTTTTCTGTCAGGTCCAGCGACGGCACTGACGAAGGCGGGCAGGGCGGCGAAATCGCTTGGCCTGCTCGACAACGCTGCATCCGTTGCCACGAAGAAAGCAATCTCGTCGGGTGCTGCGGCTGCTGGCGACATTCCGGTGGTCGCCAAGCGGACGATGAACGAACTGCAAAAGGCTGGCCGCAAGACCGTCAGCACTTTTGACCCGGCCGTCACTGGACGCCCTCTGTACGGCACGAGGACGGCCCGCAGAGCCGTGACGCTGGACGACCTCATCCGGCACGCCGACGACCCGAAGCAGGCTGAGGACGCAGCGAGGAGGCTTCTGGGCGACAACCTTGATACGTTCCGCAATGAGCGGCTGGCCGACACCTTTGGTCTGGGGCTACCGCTGGGCGATGCCAAGATCACTGGCGATTGGCTTGGGAAGGGCTTTGGTGACGCCTACGCCGACACCCTAGACACGCTTGGGCAGGCCGCTCGCTGGTCCGCTCCGGGCAGATACACAGCCTCGCTGCTCGACAACAAGGTCGGCGGCGCAGTGGACGCGGAAGAACAACTGACGCAGGTCGCCAACTTCAATGCCCGGAAGTCGGCACGGTCTGCCGCCGCCAACGCCGATGCGTACAACCGGGCTCGCCTGTACGAGACGACCCCAGACGCCTTCACGGAGGAAGGCAACCGCGTCATGGGGCGACTGATGGAGACTCCGCAGGATGCGTGGTCTGCCAGCGACCGGGCATGGCTTGCCGAACGGCCCGGCGCAGAGAACTACATCGCCGGATGGAAGAATCTCCGAGAGGAGGCTTTGGATCGCTCTCGTCGCGCTGGCCTCACCGACGCCGAGCTTGTGGACAAGTATGGATCGGAGTACCTGCCGCGAAAGGCAGAGGCGGCTCTGGAGATGCAGTCCAAGCGTGACCGCAAGCTAGGCGATGCGCTGTCTGCCTTTACTGGCGATATGCTGCGGCGGACGGACGCCTTCCAGTTGCCCGGCGGACGCGACACGATCATGGATTTGTCGCAGGACACGTTCGTCTCTGGTGCCAAGCGTGGTGCCGGGAGCGACGAAGAAGCCGCGCAGCACATCATCGACACGCTCGCGCCGATGATCCAGCCCGGCCAGCCGCCGATCACGCGGAAGCAGGCCCTGCGCGTTGCTCGAACGCTGCACGCCCTCCCGGACGATGTCGTGAAGAAGGCCCCGCTGTTCGGCCAGCATCCCGTCGAAAGCATCGGATCGTACCTGACCGGCCGAGCCGAGTCTGAGGCGACGATGAAGACGATGTACGACTCTCTTGCCACGTTCGCAGAGCAGGGGCCTTACACCGACAAGGGTCGGCACATCTCCATGAAGGAGGCCCTGCGTCGAATCGGAGCCAGAACCTACGACGAGGGTGCGACCGGAGGCGAGCGGCACATCCGCGAGCGATTGGCTCGCTTGTGGAAGACGAAGGCCGACAACGTCTCTCTGGCAGACGTTTCAATCCCGGAAGACGCCGTCAATCGTCTTACCCGAGCCCGCGATGCCTACTCCACCGGAGAAGCGGCAAACGGTCTGCTGAACTGGCTCGACCACTACACGCAGGCGTGGCGTGGGTCGATCCTCACATGGCCCTCGCGTGCGGTTCGCGACCTCTACTCAGGGGCCGTGAGCAACTGGCTGGAAGGTGCTTTCGACCCGGCGTCGATCAGCGCCGCCAAGTCCTTGATGGGTGAAGGGCCGGATAGCACGAAGTTCCGGGAGTGGCTGTCGAGGCAGTCGCGATACGCTGGCGACGACGGCGTTGCGCAGTTCTACGGCGACCTCGCTGGCACCGGGCTCATTCAAGGCCCGACGGGCTTCGAGATCGGGGCCAGCACCATCGGCAAGCGTGCGCTCGACCCAATCGTTGGGGCACAGCCGGTCAACCTGTCCTCTATAGCCAGCGAGCTAATGCCGCAGGCGGATCGCTCGTGGAAGCAGTTCGGCAAGGACTTCATGACTTGGAGGTCGAAGCTCCAGCCGCTTGTCGAGACGCAGAATCCGATCATGCGGGCGGGCGAGAAGCTCAACTCCCTGACGGACGGCATCAACCGCATCAGCGGCTATATGGCACTCATCGGGCAGGGCATGGAGCCGAGTGCTGCTGCCGCTGCGATGAAGCGCGTCCACGTTGACATGACGAGCCTTAGCGAGTTCGAGAGGCTCTACCTCAAGGGCGTGCTGCCATGGTACACCTACCAGTCGAGGATGTTCCGCGAGGTGCTGCGGCAGTTGGTCGAGCGGCCCGGTGGTCGCTTCGGGCAGATACTGCAAACCGCGAACAACGTCCAAGACGAGAACGACCAGCAGTACATTCCTTCCTCGCTCCGGGCGCAGCTTGCGATCCCGCTGCCGGAGATGCTGGGCGGAAAGCCCGCTCCCGGAACGCAGCGATATTGGACGAAGTTCCAGCTTCCGGGATTTTCGGAACTGAACACCATCGACGCAGCCGGTGGTGCGAGCGGGACGCTTCGCCAGCTTGCGATGCAGACGCATCCAGCCATCAAGGCTTTGCTGCAAGGAGTCTCCGGCCAAGACTTCTTCACCGACCGACCGCTTGGTGAATCCACATCTACGCTCGACGCCATCGGACGCAACATCACCGGCAACCGCAGCTTCGACGTTCCGTATCTGGCGGAAGCGTTGATTGAGAACGCACCGTTTACCGCTCGCCCGCTGTATGCCCTGCGCTCGCTGACGGACCTGCGAGGAGAGGCTCCGTTGTGGTCGCGAGGGTTGAAGACCGTCGTGAACATGGGGACCGGCACCTCGTTCCGCGACGTTTCCGACGAGGAGGCGAAGGCCGCAGCCGTCCGAGACATCGAGCGTTCGATTGACCCGTACACCCGCGAGTTCAAGCAGGTGTACATTCCCAAAGACATGGAGCCGGATGTGCCGCCAAGCGTCCTGCGAGAGTTGGCGGTGTCACGCAGCCTCGCCAGAGAGCGCAGGGAGGCCCGCAAGCCCCGCAAGGAGCAGGGCAAGCGCAAGGCCCGGCGGAAGTCCGACACGCAGGTGCCGTCGCTTTTCGACTAGCTATGCGAGTTCTGGTGGCGGCGGGTAATCCGACCCAACCTGCCCCCAATCTACATAGTATTTGTCCGCGAGCCCCTGCGTGCGGTGGCCCAGAAACAGCTTTGCGGCCCCACGCTGCTGCATTTCAACGTGGGTGGCGGCAGATCGCCGCAACCACTTGCTCGACCCCTCCAGATCGCAGTCCGCCAGCAGCTTCTTCATCGTCCGCATGGCCCACCGCTTGCCGCATACCCACCCCAGAACCCTGCCGTCCGGGCTTTTCGCCAGCAATTCACGGACGCAGGCCACAACGCCGTCGTTCAGCACTGCGGAGATCGGGTTCCCGGTCTTATTCTGGCTGTAGTACAGCCTATTTCCCGAAAAGTGCTTCTTGTGCAACGCCATGATGTCGGCGTAGCGGGCTCCGGTGGCGTAGCCCAGCCGAATCCAGCACTCAAGAAACGCCCCCTTGTCCGCACCGTTGCGGAACCGCTTTCCACGCCACTGGCGGGCGGACTTGACAGCCGTACAGCACTGTTCTAAAGTCCATGCCTTCGTCGGAGCCTTCGGAGCTTTGATGGACGCGACTCCGCGAGGGTACTCCTTGAGCATCCCATGCTCGTAGGCGTACCGCATCAAGATCAGCAGCATGGCACGGTCGTTCTTCGCCGTGATCGGCTTTACGGTCTTGAGGCGGTGACGAAGGAAGTCATTTACGTTTGTAAACCGTTGACAATTCCGAGCGGTACGCAATAGAGTCTTCGCGTATTCGTCGGCAAGGATGTGCTGCTCGCAATAGCGAGAGGCGACGGCAGGGAGGTCGATCATGGTAGTAGTTGGCGAAGCGTTACGGCGCACATCGCAAGACCCAAGTGACTTTTTTCCGGCAGGACCGGAAGGGCTCAACCCCCAGTTTGGCGGCACCGCTGTGGGCGGTTCCCCCACAATCGGTGAGTCCGATAAAATCGGCACCACCGAAGGGCTATCCGACCCCCAGATTGTGATTCTAGGGGTCGCGGGTTCGAGTCCCGTCAGCCACCCTCTTCTTTCGATTGCGTCGGCAGGGCCTTCGGTTGCGGATGTTCGGCGTGGAGAGAGCAACGCCGACTATCACGGGGACGAGTCATATAGGAATTGCAGTCGGGTCAAGACGTTCCTTGACTCGCCTGCGCTTTACTACGGCCGCTACGTCGCCCGCACGATCCCCCAGCAGAGCAGCGATGCCTTAGAGCATGGCTTGCTGCTCCACTCGTGGTTCGAGCAGGGCGATGCCTTCCTTGACTCGCTGGCGGTCCCTCCAGAAGACAGGCTAACACCGACCGGGCAGGTTGGCAAAACTGCCCTTGAGTGGGCGAAAAACGAGGCTGGCCCGGACGCGACAGTGGTGTCGCCCAAGCTCGCCCGCCAGCTTCGGCTGGAGGCAGAGGCGATCAAGCGGCATCCCGCTGCACGCGAACTGATGTCGCGGATCGTGGAGAGGGAACTCTCCGTCCGCTGGGAAACGGCAGACGGCCACCTGCTTCGCTGCCGCTTCGACGCCTTGACGAGCGACGGCATCGTCGTAGACCTCAAGACGACTCGCGAGGCCGACATCCTCGCAAACTTCTGGAAGTCAGTGCTTGACTTCCGATACGGCTTCTCGGAGGCGTGGTATCGCGCCGGGATGGAAGCCTGCGGCCTCCTCGAACGGCCGATCCACTACATCGTCATTTCGACCTCGCTGCCGCACGACGTTCAAGTCGTGACGCTGCCAGAGCAGGTCGTTGAGCAGGGCCGCGAGCAGATGGTCCGCGCCCTCGCTGATCTTCGTCTTCGTGAAAACCTCGACTGGTGGTTGCCGGAATCACACGGCGAGGTGGTTGAGCTTCCGTTTCCGGCCCATGCACTGAGGAGAGTCTGATGTCTGCGATTTCTACGAGCATTTGGAACGAGCGTAGCGAGGCCGTCGATGAGCTTTACGCCGCTATGGGCAAGGCTTTTGGCGAGCTTCGCAACGCTCCGCGAACGTGCTTTTCCAACTGGGCCAAGAAGGACCGCGACACGGGCAAGCTGCTGCCCGACTACGCGGACCTCGCGACCGTGTTCGACACGGTAAGGGCCGTCTACGGGAAGAACGGCCTGTCCATCCGGCAGACCTTCCACCCGTTCAAGGATGACGGTGGCGTGATGCTCGTCACGACCATCGGCCATTCCAGCGGCCAGTTTGAGCGGTCCTACCTCCCGATGAAGGGCAACATTCCGCCGCAGGAACTCGCCAAGACGGCGACCTACCTCAAGCGGGTTGCCCTGTGTGCGGCCGTCGGCATTGCCGCTGACGACGACGACGACGGCGAGACGGCCAATCGTTCGATGGCAGTAGCGGTTGCCAACGACGAGTCCCGCATTGAGCAGGCACTCGTTGCGAAGGTGCGAGCCGCGAAGGATTCGGCTGGCCGAAAGGCAGAGGTTGCCCGTGCGAAGAAGGGCGCTGCGGAGGGGATGCTGCCGCCCTCTGCCGTCGAGCGGATCGAGAAGATCGCCGCCGACCTCGACTCGAAGGAATTCGCCAAGTCCGCAGAGCGTCAGCCCGCGTTGGCCTGACCATCCAGAAACACAGGTTTGGGTGAACCTCAGCGTTGCGCCGGACAGCGTCCAAGCCATCCGGCATTTTTTCCCATGAACGAAAAACTGCTCGCCTACGCCCGACTCATCAGCATCGCCGCTGCGACCAACAAGCTGGACGCGGAGAACGCCATCGCGTTCTGCGCTAACGCCGTTCCGCAGCTTCTCGCGGAGCTAGAGGTGCTGTCTCGGGTGAACCAGCGATTCGAGTCGGCGTTGCAGATCGTGGTGCCGCAGGAGCCCAAGCCTTGCGAGGCCACGATTTGCAGCGACCGATGGAGCGGGGCTGACCGCCAGCCGCTCGCCAAGCCAGCCAAGAAGGTCCGCAAGACACGCAAGAAGAAGGCGAGGTCGAAATGACGAGCGACTGCCCGGAGTGCGTTGGTGCGGCTGAGGTGTCCCGGCAGGTGGAGCGAGCCGAAAGGCGGCAGTTCCTGCGGGATTACCAGCTACAGGCCGTCGAGGACGTTTGCCGTGCGGCGAAAAACGGCGAGCGAAGGATCACGGTCTGCCAGCCGGTAGGCACTGGCAAGACCGAAGTCGTCGCGGAGCTTTGCCGCCTCGCGAAGCACCCGCTGTTCATCGTGCCGCTGATCGACCTCATGCGGCAGGGCCGGGACCGCCTTGAGCTTCGGCTTGGAGAGCGGTGCGACGTTGAGCATCAAGGGAGCCGGGCTGAGTGGATTGAGGGGCTGCGGAGCCGCGTGATCGTCGGCTCGCGTGACAGCCTGCTCTCCAACGACCGCTACAAGGCCCGTGCCTACGACCGCGTGTCGCTGGTCTGCGTGGACGAGTGCCATTACAAGATGACCGCTTCGATGGAGCGGATGCTCTGCCACTTCGAGTCGCTTGGTGCGACCGTCGTGGGCTTCTCTGCAACGCCGTACAAGGGCAAGGGCAAGGGGCTGCGGTACTTCCCTCGCCCGCAGTCGGTCTACACGCTGCGGCAGGCTCTGGATGACGCATGGCTGGTGCCGCCCAAGTGCTTTCTGAGCGAGTCCAAGAGCATCGACCTGACGCTGGTGGACGAGGTGGCTGGCGAGTGGGATCGCAAGCAACTCAGCGACATCCTGTCCGCCGAGCATTGCGCTCAGGAGGTAACGTCGCTCGTTCTCTCGACGTTCCAGCAGGAACCTAGCGTCGTCTACGCCCACTCCATCCGGCAGGCCAAGCTGCTGGTGGAGGTGTTTTCGCGGTACGGTGTCGCCGCCAGCGTCGTCTACTCGAAGCAGCGGGCGGACGAGCGGAAGGCGAACATGGACGCCTTCATCAGCGGTGAGCGGAAGATCATCGTCAACGTCGGGATTCTTGGCTTCGGCTGGGACTTTCCAGAACTCCGAAACATCTATTCGGCAGCACCGACCAAGAGCCTTTCGAGGCTGGAACAGCGAATCGGCAGAGGCACCCGTGCGCTGGGTGGCACGCTGCACCCGGAGATGAGCCGCGACGAGCGTCGTGCCGCCATCCTCGCAAGCGGCAAGCCGCACTTCTCCTACTACGACCTGACCGGAAACCTTCGCAATCAGCAACTGCTGACGGTGTTCGACGTTCTCGACGCCAAGCTGCGGAAGTCACCGACTCGCCGCGAGCGTCTCGCTTCCGCCCTGTCGATGGACGGCTGCGACCCGATGGAGGCGATCCGCGAGGCCGACTCTGCGGAGCTGGAGGCTCTGGAGCGGCAGGCTCAGGAGCTTCTGGAGAAGCGCAAGTCGCTGCTCGTCGGAGTCACGTTCGATCACGAGACTCGCGATCCATTCGCCAAGCCTGAGGGCAAGAAGGAGCGGGGCTGGCGAATGATGTACGGCAAGTATCGGGGTCAGCCTCTGCGCTCGATCCCGGAGGGCTATCTGTCTTGGGTCATGGAGGCCCAGAAGAAGGATTCGCCGTTCAAGGCCGCTGTCCGCAGCGAGCTTGAGCGACGGAAGCAGGGGCAAGATCGCCCCTAGACGGAGGCGTGAATGGAGTCACGAGATGGTCGGGTCATCTGCGAAATCGGAATCGCCGTCGCTGTCGAGAGGCTGCTGCGGGCGGGCTACGACGTTGCCGTGCCGCTTGTGGACTACGGCTACGACTTGCTCGCGTTCTCGGACCGCAGGCATTGGCGAATCCAAGTCAAGGCTTCCTCTGCCTTGTCTGTCGGCAACGGCAACCGCATCCGCCTTCGTCGCGGCAAGGACGGGAAAGGAACGTACTGCCCCACAGAGGTCGATGCGTTCATCCTCGTCAACGTCACCAGTGGGGCTGTCGCCTGCATCCCTGTCGCAGCCACGAAAGGTCGCAAGTGGCTTGGGTGGCGTGCCGCAGAGAAATGGAGCGACATCTCCGTCCTCCGAAAAATCAAAACAAAGCGCTGTTGATTTCCTCGTAACGGTCAGCGCTCAAGAAGTGAAAACGGTCGAGCCTAAAGAACCCGCTCTGAACTTGATCGAGCGGTCCTGTGGTGTCAGCACGAAATCCGGGCAACGGGCAGGTATTCGATCCTGCTGCAAGCCAGACACGGCCCAAGCCGCTACGTCCCGGTGGTTTGCTGAGGTTGAGGCCAAATAAGGCTGACACCGCAACCCCAGTACGGGGTAGCTGATGCAGGCCAGTACGGCCTACTCAGCACGGAAGCGGTCTACACACACGGCGAGAAGTGAGATGGCGAAGGACTTGGTGCTGTTGAAGTACACGGGATCGAACGGAGCGAAGCTCGCGGCCCTGTGCAGGCCGAAGGAGGGGCTGTCGGTCATGGAGAACATCGTCGGCGGCGACCCGGACGCACCGCTGTGGCTGGAGCAGCCGACGGAGTCTGTCGTCGTGATCGCCACTGACGGAACGGTGAACGTGACAAGTGCTGAGGACTTGACGCTGCTGTCGTTTTGGTTCGCGACAGCGGCCAACTGGCTGAAAACGCATGGAGGTTGAAGTGTCCGACTTTCTCAAGGGAGTAGCGATCATGAGCGGATTTCTGGCGAAAGCGTTGAGCGGATTCTTGATGGAGAACGAGGAGGTGCTGGCTCACGCCCGCATCGTCGCCGGGCTGGCCGCGTGCAAGGACAACTGGGTGGAGGAGGTCCGCGAGCATGGCGTGGCGACCGACGGGTTCTGCCACCCGACGGTGAAGTGGACGATTGAGTTCTCCACCGTCGAGGACGCCAAGAACTTTTCGCGAGCCGTTTCCGCCATCGTGGAGGCAGTCCACAGGGAGGAGGAGTGAGCGATGGGCGAGAAGAACTATCGGCCTTCGCCGCGCAGATGCAGTTCTGCGCGGTCTGCTGGAGCCGCTCGCAGGCACTGCACATCCACCACCTCCAGCAGGGGGCGGGTCGCGTGCATGATCGGCGGGCCCTCCTGCGGCTCTGCGTGTGGTGCCACGACGGCCTGCACTTCGGAGGAAAGAACAACCTCACGAAGGGGCAGTGCCTCACGGCCAAGCGTGAGTGCGACGACGCCAACTACGACCCTGAGTTTCTTGCGGCGCTGCGTCACAAGCGCCATCTCGGGTACGGCCCTGAGCCGCTTCCTGAGTACCTGCTGGAGTGGCGGCGAAAGAACGGAATCCCAACGGAGCTAGTTCGCATGGCAATCAACAGTCGGCAGAAGGGAAAGCGTGGAGAGCTTGAGGCTGCGGCGGAATGGAACCGACTCGTGCCGCGAGCGCACGCACGACGCAGCCAGCAGCACTCTGGCACGGAAAGCGCAAGCGACCTCATTGCTCCGGGAACTCCGAATCTCTGGCTTGAGGTCAAGCGCGTGCAGGCTTTGAACCTGACGGCCGTGATGGAGAAGTCTCGCGAGCAGTGCGGCTCGCTGGTCCCCGTCGTGCTGCATCGACGCAACGACTCTGAGTGGCTGGTCACGTTTCCGCTTGAGCAGATTGCAACCTTTGTTTCGCAGGTCATGGACGCGCAGTGATGTCGGACAAAACCTTCGGCCCGATTGAAGACGACGACGAGGAAGACTATGGCTCCCCGATACCAGACGACGACGGGTGGATCAGACTCCACGCGCCCAGTGAGGGTGAGGCTGGAGTGGTTCGAGGTGAGCCGCGCAGCACTGGTCGGCGTAAGCCGAAACGTCGAGGCACTAAGAAAAGGGCTCGAAAACTCAAGGCCAACAAACGACAGCGAGTGGCACGTCCACATTCTCGGCGCTCTCGGTGAGTGTGCCTTTGCGAAGGCCACCGGGAGGTACTGGTCGGGGAGCGTGAACACTTTCAAGAACGGAGGCGACGTTGGGGCGATCCAAGTGCGGACGCGGTCGAAGCACGACTACGACCTGCTCGTGCGGGACGGAGATGCGGACGGTGACATCTTCGTCCTCGTGACTGGCGGTCCGAACGACTTCGTGGTGCATGGCTGGCTGCGAGGGAAGGACGCGAAGGCAGGCAGGTATCGGAAGAACTACGGCGGATACGGAGAGGCGTACTTCGTGCCGAAGGCGGACCTCTCCCCAGTGACGCCGCTCATTTGTCAGGAGTACGAGGGATGAACAGCACAACGATGCAAACATTTACAGGAAAACTTGTTGACCTTAGCTCGTTCAGCGAGAGCGACGTTCGCCTACCGGACATAGCCCATTCGCTGTCGCTCGTGAATCGGTTCACGGGGCACACGACGCAGCCGTATTCGGTGGCGCAGCACAGCGTCCTCGTGTCGAAGCTGGTGTCGCACGAGGACGCTCTGTGGGGGCTGATGCACGATGCGAGCGAGGCGTATCTAGGCGACGTTGCCCGCCCGCTCAAGGTGATGCTGCCTCAGTACGTCGAGCTAGAGCGGCACGTTCAGCAGGTGATCGCGAAGGTATTCGGCCTGCGGTGGCCGATTCCGCAGGCCGTGAAGGAGGCGGACAGCAGGGCGCTGATCTTCGAGAAGGATGCCCTCATGACAGTACAGCATGACTGGGGCATCGACGCAGAGCCAATCGGCGGCTGTCTGACGCCGCGTTCGTGGAAGGATGCGAAGGAGTTGTTCGAGGCACGTTTTCTGGAGGTGACGAAGTGATAAAGGAAGTGAAGGGCAGTGCGGTCGAGTATTCGTCTGGTGCGGTGCGGTCGTCCGACGCGGAGTCGCTCCGCTACGACCTCATAACGCCAATCGGCTTGGCGGCAGTGGCGGCTGCGTGTGCGGAGGGAGCGAGGAAGTACGACGACTTCAACTGGGAGAAGGGTATGCCAGCGAACGACCTTCTCAACCATGCCCTGCGGCACATCTATATGTTCCTGTCGGGCAATCGCGACGAGGACCATCTGGGTCACGCCGCGTGGAATGTCATGGGTGCGATTCACTCGCTGGAGGTCTGGCCGGAGTTGAACGAGGGCAAGCTGCGAACGGGCTATTGCGAGGCACCAGTCAAATGATTGCGCTCCCTGAGCCGGAATACGACGACCAGAACATCACAGAGTTCTGCGAGGACGGATGGCGGCGATTCTGCATCGAGGTCGTCATCCGCTCCTACGGCCACTGCCTTGACCTGTTTGAGGCACACCGCCGGGACGGGCACGACATCGTGTACCGAACCGGGAAGGGGGCGGCAGAGACTCTGCGGAGGCAGGTTGCCGCGTTCCGGTGGGTGTTTCACGGGACTGGACGGGAGTTCACGTTCTCACAGACCTGCCGGGATATAGGCATTTCTGAGTCTCTGGTGCGCCGGAAAATCGTGTCACGGGGCCGCCCTCGCCGGGACATAAATCTCCTAGTGAGACACGTTTCACGGCTCTCGGAGAGGCGACCAAATGGCTCAAACGGTAGGCGAAAAAATCCGGCAGCTTGTGGAGTGGGCACCAGCATTGTCGCTAGTGTCGGAAATATCCGCCGCAAAAACGGCTCAAGAGCAGATCGACGGGGCGCTCAAACTCATGCGGTTCGTCGCCTCGAAAACGAACACGCACATTGACGACGACCTGCTGGAGCGGATTCAAGCCGTTCTTATGAGCCAAGCCGGTCGCGAGCTTGTGGACTACATCGTGAAGCTGGCGACCGCCGTCAGCCTGACAGAGGTGCCGGAATGACGGTTGCCATCATCATCGTGGTGTCGCTGGCGGCTTCCGCTGCTGCGTTTGCGTACCCATACCTACCGTTCGCGAAGTCGTCCTCCGGGATTTCGTCGGCCAGCCGGGCCTTGTGGGTCAACCGGCTGTTCGCCCTTGCTGCGGATTCTGATGCCGCTGGAGAGCAGGGGGTGGCCGTAGCCGCGAGGGCTCTGATCGACGCTCTCGTCAACCCGGCGAGGAAGGGAAGGTAGCCGTGAGGCGTGCAATCATTGCCGTAGGGCTTATCGCCGCCGCCTGTTCGGCGGCTTTCGGCGTTGCCGGTTCCGCACTGCGTCCAGTAGTTCACCCGGTTGTGGTTCCGTCCGCGATACTGGCTGGAGTCAGTTCAGCCGACGCCAAGCTGCTGCGGGACTTCTACGCCGCAATGGCCGACATCGTTGTCCGCGACGGGAAGGCTCCAGACCCGGTCTGCAAGACGACCTTCGACCTCCGGGCACGCCACAAGTCGGCCCTCCAGATGGCGTTCGCCAGCACCGGGATGGTTGGAAAGTATGCCGGGCTTGGCGACAGGCTGGACGCCTATCTCCTCGACGCTGTCGGCAAGACCGACTCGCAACTGACGCCGTCGTCGCGAGATGCGGCGGCTAAAGCGTTTGCAGAAATCCGGTAGGGGGGCGCAATGAGCGAGTTGTTTGCCTCTCCGGCAGAGATCGTAGACGCCTACGAGCATGGACTTGTGGGTGCCTACTGCGACCCGGCCGCAACCGAGCGTCTGCTGGCGTCACTGCCGATGCCTTTGTTCGGAGACACGCTGTCTGGGGCAGGCGAGGGCAAGCTGTCGCTGCCATTCAAGGCAGTGGTTGCGTTCGAGACTGCGGCTGGCAGGGTGCCGTATGACGAGGTTCAGACCACAGGCGACTGTGTGTCGATGGCTGTTCGTGGCGGCTCCGATCAAGCACGGGCGAACGACCCTGACATCCAGACCACAGAGGACTGGATCGACCGGACTGCTACCGAGCCGCTTTACGGGGCGCGCGGTCATGGCGGGCAGGGTGCCAGTTGCTCCGAGATCGTCGGCTGGGCTCACCGGACTGGCGGCCTGATGCTGCGAAAGCGGTATCCCGAGCTTGGGCTAGACCTGTCTTTGTACAAGGCCAGCATTGGGATCGGCTGGGGAAGTCGTGGAGTTCCTTCAAGCGTCACGGCAGAAGCATCCAAGCACCGCGTCGGCACCATCTCGCTGGTCACCACATGGCAGCAGGCGAGGGACTGCATCGCCTCCGGGTATGGCCTCGTGTGCTGCTCTGGTGTTGGCTTCAACTCCACCCGCAACTCTGAGGGGATGTTGTTCCCGAAGGGGTCGTGGGCCCATGCGATGCAGTGGACGGCTGCGGATGACACCCGTAAGGGAGACTGCCGCTTCTGCGTCCAGAACTCGTGGGGCTTTTCATGGGTGTCCGGGCCTCGCGTACACGACCAGCCAGAGGGATCGTTCTGGATTTCGCAGGCTGTCGCCACCCGAATGATCGAGGCTGGCGGAACCTACGCCGTGAGCAACGTCAACGGGTTCCCCAAGCGAGAACTCAAGGACTGGGGTGCGAAGGAGGTGCTGGGATGAGCATTTCCGCCGCCGTAGTTGCCGTCTGGATGGCGTTCGCATCGCCGTCTCCGGCCCCGTCCCCGCAGCCCGTTCCCGCTGGCAAGTGCTGCGATGCCTGCGAGGGAACAGGGATGGTCTGGTCTGGAGACAGGCTGCACAGGGGGCCGTGTAGCTGCCCTGCCACCTGCCCGTGCGCGAAGAACAGGCCGAAGATCACTCTGAATGGCACCACCTGCACAAGCGGGAGTTGCCATGTCCGATAGGATTCGCTCGCTCAAATCAGAACTGGAGTGCAACAGCCCGCGAAAGACTCCATCGCACGACACGAAGTCGCACGTTGTCAAAGCGTGCAGCGACGGCGAGGAGAAGCTGATCCGATTCGGCCAGCAGGGCGTCGAGGGCGCTGGCAGCAGCCCGCAGACAGAAGCGGAGAAGGCCCGCAGACGGAGCTACTACGCCCGCCACAACGCACAAGACGACGATCCGTCCATCTTGTCCGCACGCTACTGGTCGAACAAGGTGAAGTGGTGAGCGAGTCCAGACCAGAAGACCTGTGCGACTATGTGCAGCGGCAGCTTCCGCTGCGGGCGAAGCTGCTTGGCAAGCAGCGGCTAGACGCCGTCACCATGTCGGCCATTCGGCATTGGCCTGCCGAACAACTGCTGGCTGGCTGTTCGAGCGAGGATGGTGGAGAGGCGGTTGGCAGGACGGCAATCGCCGTGTTTGGAGAGTGCCGGTCTGCGGACCCGAAGCGGTATGGCTCTGTCGTGCTGTCGATGCTGCTGATGTGGCTGGCGTCGGCCGTCGTGCAGATGCTTCTCAAGTGGTGGCTGGAGCGATCCTCGAACCGCGTGAAGATGACAGCATGGCAGCAAGAACTGAAAGGCAAGTCGTGAGCAGCGTGGAAGTTTACGAAACTGCATTGCGGATGCTCGAACGCTACGGCTTCGGGCTTGTGCTGGCGACGGCAATCCTATGGTTTGTGCGGACCGACCTAGTGCTGCCTATGGTGTCGGCCCACCAGCAGTTCCTGCAAGAAATGGCCCTTACCCAGCGGGACATAACGAACGCCGTCAGGGAGCAGACCAAGCTCCTTTACGCCATGCGAAGCGGCGCACCCGGCGAACTTCAACCCTGACCGTCGTATCCCAGAGCAGGACAAGAATCATGCCGATGTCGCCCAGACTGCTGCGCCCACTTACGAGGGCTATGGCCATGCTTGGCGGCTTTCTCGCAACGATCTCTGGATTTCGCGTCGTGACTATTTCTGGCGACCCTATAAGGACTATCCAAGATGGCTGACACAACCATTGGTCAACTCCCTGCTGCCTCGTCTGCGGACCCCAGCGCCGTAGTGGCGGCGGACAACGCGGCGGGAACGCTCACCGAGAAGGTGACGCTGGGGCAGATTGCCGCGCTTGCGGGCTACGACCAGTCGCTAAACACGACCGACATCGTGACGTTCAACTCGATAACGCTTTCTGGAGATGCCGAAGCGGAAAGCAGCGGGCTGACGCTGGACAACGGGACGCAAGTCACCGCTGGCTCGTTCGATACAGAAATGGGTGGCGTGGGCGGTGTGTCTCTCGTCTGCGCCGTCGGCTACCAGTTGAACTGGCAGGCCAGCCATCTTCGGAATGTCTTCATCAACGACACGACCGGCACGCCGCTGCCGATCTACTGCGACTCGCCAATCGAGTTTCCGGGCGAAGGAGAAGACAACGTAGAGATCAGCGCGGACGGCATTACGTTCGCGGACGGCACGACTCTGACTACGGCAGACGATCCCCGCTGGGATTCGTTCCTCCCCAATCCGCCAACCGGCGTGACGGGAGTAGTTAGTGGGAACGACATCCTCTTGTCGTGGTCTGCACCGGCTGGCGGTTCAGTCCCGCCGATAACCGACTACACAATCCAGTACTCCGACGACGACGGTGCGACTTGGGCGACGTTCGCGGACATCGTAAGCACCACAACGTCCGCTACCGTAACCGGCCTGACAAGTGGCAACGAGTACAAGTTCCGCGTTCGGGCCGTAAACGCGATTGGTCTAGGGGCATTGAGCGCGGCAAGCGCAGCCGTGCAGCTTGCGTCTCCGGGAGTGACGCTCCTCCTGCACTTTGACGGTGCGGACGAGGGGGCCGTGTTCACCAATTCGGCTTACACGCCGCTGACCATCACGCCGTATGACGCGATGACCAGCACAGACCAGAGCAAGTTCGGAGGGGCTAGTGGTTACTTTGATGACGCGCGATTGACTGTAGTTGATGACGATGGCTCGCCGGTTGAAGCCCTCTCATTTGGGACCGGCCAATTCACGGTGGACTTCTGGGTGCATGTGACTGGCGGTTCGACATACAAGAACCTTCTGGAGTTTGGAACCTACGGCGATTACCCGGCTACCCGCTTTGCCCTGACGATCTATCCCAACGAGCAGCTACAGGTAGAAAATTTCGCCGCTCTCCTCCAAGACCCAACAGCGTTCCCGACGGACGAGTGGGTCCACGTTGCGGTCACACGAGATTCCGCCAGCATGATGCGGCTGTTCATCAACGGAGTAGTGGTGGACTCCGACACCGTGACGCAGGCGTTCACCGCGAACATCGCGAGCATTGGCAAGCAGTGGAGCGGCGAGTCCTTCACCGGCTGGATGGACGAACTCCGGGTTGTCAAAGGCGAGTGCCTCTACACGGCGAACTTCACCCCGCCGACACAGCCGTATGCCGACCCGGTTGCGCCCGGCCTCGCGCTGCTCCTCCACATGGATGGCCCAAGCGACGTAACCGACTCCTCGCCAAACGCCCTGACGTTTACTACGCCGCCGGGAAGTTTCAACACCACCACGAAAAAGTTTGGCAATGCCTCGTATAGCGTCGATTCGCTGCAGGGGCTGGCGACAACTACTCGCGGAATTCCTAGCCTTGTAGGGGTGGACTGGACGGTGGAGGCTTGGGTGTACCGATTGAGCGGAGCTGCCGCGTATGCTTGTGTGGTATCGCTCAACGGAGCAGCAGACAACTCGGGGTTCGCAGGCGGGCTGCACTTGGGCGTGAATGCAGACGGCTCTGGCTATTGCAATGACGGCGGCAGTGCCGCCGCTTCCAGCAGTGCTGGCGCAGTGCCAGTTGGGCAGTGGGTTCACATAGCCGCCGTGCGAAGCGGCGGTACAACCACGCTCTACTTCAATGGCGTGGCTGACGGCACAACGTCGCAGGAGGTTGCGGCGGGCCCGTATTTTGCCAATGTCGGCGCGGTGCCCGGCGCTCCATACTCTGCCTTTTCCTCCGACATCCTTATCGACGAACTCCGCATCGTGGCGGGGACTGCGGTCTACACGACCAACTTCACCCCATCAACCGCGCCGCACTCCAACCCGCCACCTCCTCCCGCCTTGCTCCTGCACATGGATGGGGCGAACGAAAGCACGACGTTCACCGATTCGTCAGCCAATAATTGGACCGTGACTCCCTCCGGTGGCGCAGCGATCAGCACAACGCAGAGCAAGTTCGGCGGGGCGAGTATGTACCTCGACGGAACAGGCGCAGAGGTCACAGCAAGTGCGTCGATTATGGATTTCGGAGCAGGCGACTTTACCGTTGACTGCTGGCTCTACCTACTCGCGGAGCAATATCACGGCGTTGTCGGCAGCGGCGCGGAGGGCGGCTGCGTTATCGGCGTTGCTGCCGACGGAAGCGTACTATGCGACTATCGCGGCGCTGGCACTGGCGTGACTTCTTCCGCTGGTGCTACGTCAGTGAATAGCTGGCAGCATCTCGCCGTGACTAGGAGCAGCGGCGCAGTCAAGATATTCGTGAACGGCGTTGCCGTCGCAACCGGGACGATGAGCGCGGCGTTTTCGGCGGCAGCGACAACAAGTGTCGGAAGCTTTCCCGGCCCGGTGTGGCTGCTCAATGGCTACATGGACGAACTCCGCATCATCAAGGGCTACGCCGCTTACACCACGAACTTCACGCCGCCTACTGCGCCCTACTAAGGCTTCCTAGATCGCCCTGCGCGTGGTCGCATGGGTGGATGCTGACGGACGACCAACAGAGCGTGGTGGAGCAGGCTGTAGCCATTGTGCCGAAAGTGATTTCGGCCTTTCGGCTCCGGTATCCGACGCTTCGTAAGCAACTGGACGCCATAGACTCCACCAGCGTGGCGTATCTGGCGTTGTGCCGGGCTGCGAGGACGTACAACCCGGAGAAATCCCGGATAACGACGTACTTCTCGGTCGCCGTCCGCAACGCACTGCTCCGGGAGATAGACCGCAACAGGGCGATGCGGTACGGGTCGGCGGCACGCATCCCGATGGAGCTTGCGGAGCATCTTGCCGCCTCCAAGAGCCAGTCCTCAGGCAAGCTGCACTGTGCGATAGCTCGCCTGCCCCCGAAGTCGCGGCGACTGATCCAACTGCGGTTCTACAAGGGCCAGTCGTTACGCGAAATCGGGGAGCAGGTCGGCTGCGATCAGAGGACTATCAGACGGCGGCTGGAGATCGCCCTTTCGGTGCTACGAACGATTTTGGAAAGTGACGTTCAGCCGCTATGAGTGCCCGCGTGATGCTGTTGATGTTCCACTTCTTGCCGTTGGGCCTCCTGCGGCCAACCATGTGAAGCGTGAGACGTTCGAGCGAGGCACCGGCCCGCCGCATGGCGACGAGTTCCTCCACTTGCTCGCGCTCTGACGGGTCTGGCAGGTAGTAGGAATCCTTCTTGGAGCCAACCTTCCGCCAGCCGATTGGAGCGTGCCGCCCTGTCGGCTTGCCGCTCTTACGCTTGGCCCGCAGCCCGTCACGAGTCCGCTGCCGGATGAACTCCAGTTCGAGTTCAGCGAACGCAGTGAGGATCGTGAATACGCAGCGTCCGATTGGCGTGCTGGTGTCGAGCCCCAAGTCCAGCGAGTTGAAGGAAACGTCCTTGTGCGTCAGCAGCAGCATCGTCTGCGATGCGTCCAGCACAGAGCGGAACGCCCGGTCCAGCTTGGCCCAGACGATCTTGTCTCCGGGCTGAACGAGTGCCCACAGCTTGCGGCCCTCGTCGCGCTCGAACATCGGCTTGCTGCCGCTGGTGGCTGAGTCGTAGAGCCAGCCGCCGTAGGTGTAGCCGTTTGGCACCAGCGAGCGAGTGACGTACTCCTCGCAGGTGGCCCGCTGGTGAGACTCCGTGAGCGTCTGGCTGCTGGTGCTGGCCCGTCCGTAGCAATAGACAACAGGCATGGGATCACCTCCTTCGGTCGGTGCGGGTGAAGTAGAACGTCTCGTGCATGGGGTGCGTGGCGAACCAGTAAATGAAAATCAGAATCGACCAGTGCAGTGGCGAGATGTAGCACTCCGTTCCCGGAATGGACATCGTCCACGCCATGAAGCAAAAAACTGCGATGCGAATGATCCATGTGAACATGATGAAAGCTCCTTACATTGGGCCGGGAATGTAGACAGTCGAAAGAACCCACTCTTTGATTCCTGCTATGGCGTCTCGGGCGCAGGGCCAGCGGAGGGTTGCGTGCTTGCCGTCAAGCTCGCTCGCCTCGAACTGCGAGTGCTTGATGCCGTAGTCGCCGTCAACGCCGAAGTGCTTTCGCGACTCTAGGCTGTGCGGCATTGTCACGATCATAAGCCTGCGTCCGGGCGAGTTGACCGTAGGCGGCGTGCAGACTTGGGCGTACAGCCACGCCGCACTCGGGCGAAGCGGCACCCTTGTCTTGGCTCCCTGCTCTCGCGTTAGCAACTGCATCTCGCATGGCAGTCCGTCGCCAAGTTCCCTCCGAAGGTTCGAGTGGAACGCACGGCTCCGGGCAACGAACTTCGGCAGCGATGCCCGCCATCCCTCCAACCACTTGACGCACGACGGGACAACGCAGGTCGGATGCAGGCGAGAGCAGTTGTGAGGGCCGACTGGCGTCAAGGCTCTTGGTGATCCAGCCTGCACCTCCGCTCCGTCGCTGAGGCGCAAGAGCGTGACGCCGTGCTTGAGAGGTGAGCGTCCCGTCAGCGTCATCGGAGTGAGGCGACTCACATACGCACGGTAGGCTTGTCGGTACTTCGGCTGACGGCGGATTTCCTCAGTGCATCCCAGCACGGCGTACACAGTGTCGCCACCATACACGCGGTATACGCGGGCGATGTCGAACTGTGCTTGGCCTGTGCTGTACTTGATGCGGATGAAGTTGCTGCCAGCCGCAGGTGCGATCACCCGTGTGCTGCCACGCAGGCGGGCGATGAACAAGTACCCGTCCGTCTCGCTTCGCCTGCACAGAATCCTGTCCAGTTGCTCGAACGTGTAGACCTTCTTCTCTGTCTTAGGCATTGCCCCCTCCTTGCAGTGCTACGGTGCGGCACCATGACGGGATGCGTGTGTGCCACGAACTGCCGACCGATCCGGTGTAGGCCACGACGACGCGGGCGTGGGGCTTCTTGTCGGGCCAGCCGGTTTCCGCATCGGTGATGAGGATGATGGAGTCGGGCCTGTCAGTCCGATCCACCTCCTCGATGGCACGGGCCATGTTCGTTCCGCCGCCGCCGCACCAGTCGAACGTCTTGGTCGTGGCGACCGAAGCGTGCGACCGAACGTGGGTGTCGGCACAGAACACCTTGACCCGAGACAGCTTGCGGATTCCCTGACCGACGACAGCCAGTGCGCGGGCCATCGTGTCCTTGTTCATCATCGACCCGGAGGTATCCACGATCACGACTGCGTGCGGCTGCACTGTGATGCGGCCGTGCAGGAGCGGGTCGTTGTCGCCCGGCGGCTGCTTGCGGGACCGGCGACGGTGGGAGAAGTCCCTGCCGCCGACCGGCGAGGCCACGCTGCTGCACACGGCCGACCGCAACTGGTCGAATGGGTCTGGCTGCGGACGCAGCTTGCAGTTGAGTGCCTGCTTGATGCCGCCCGGAACGGAGCCGATGCCGTGCTGCTGCTCGTACTCAGCGATGGCCTCCTCAGCCTTCGCTGCGGCCATGTCGTTGCCCCATGTCTCCCACGAGCCGTCGTCGGCTATCTCGTAGGGGCGTGGCTGGCCGTCCGCACACGAGCCGCCAGTTCCCGGAGCGCCCGGTTGTGGCGATGCCTCGCCCTTCCCAGACGCAGGCGATCCCGCTCCGCTTGGAGGCGTATCTTGCGAGCCATCATCCTGCTCGCCCTCACCCTGTCCGCCATCGCTCTGTCCGTCTGGCTGGCCGTCCGCGTTGTCGTCAGTGCCCTCGCCGTCGTCGTCGCCAGTGCCGTCTCCCGAACCGTCAGAGCTGTCGTCGCTTCCATTGCTGCTCTCCTGCTGTTGCGGTGTCGAATCCGGTTGCTGCTGCGGCCTGCCCTTGAGCTTCTCAAGGATGAGGCGGTAATACTCCTGCATCGACTTGTTCTCGGGGAAGTCGAGCTTGATGCCCCATGAGGCAATCTCGCACCCCAAGTAGACTGCGCCTGCCGGTCGCAGGTGTCGCATCATGTGCAGCGTCTGCTCGATCACGAGGTCGCCAGCCACGTTGCAGACGTACTTGTTGAACTCGTCCGGGTGTTCGCCAATGATCTCCCGCGAACGGGAGTGGTGGTCGTAGACAAGGTGCAGTGCCTCGTGTGCCACGAGGTAGGCCGTCTGCTCCTTGCCGATTTCAGCGACGAACTTCGGGCACCAGTAGAGGTTCCCTGCTTCGTCCACTGCCGCCGTGCCGATGCCCGGAGTCTCCTGCTCTCGCAGGCTGTAGATGTAGGACGCAAGGTACGGGACATACTCGAAGGTATGCACCCGTGCTTGGCCCAGTAGCTGTCTCGGTGTCATGTGTTCCTCCCAGTTCTGTGAACCTCCTCAATCAAGTCGCGAATCAGTTCCGCCATGTCCTTCAATGTGGCGTAGATGTTGGCGAGATTTGTTTGCATGGCCTCCACCGAAGCCATAAGCAATTCGTGATCCGTCGGCCTGTTCATGTCAGAACGGCGATTTGCCGTCCTCCGTAGGTGCTTCTGGAATGTCTGCCCAGTACCTCACGCGAGGCACTGATGGGGTGGGGATGGTGTAGTAGCTAGGGGGCCAGTCGTAGATGAACTCGCTCCCCGTCCAGACCGCAGCCTCGACGTACCCGTCGTCCTGTGCGACAAGCACTCGACGCTCGCTGTCTGGCTGGCACTTCCTCCCATCCGCCTGTTGCCACTCAAACCAAATCACATCCGATCCCATCACTCGCCCCTCCCTTCTGCTTTTTTGATTGCTCTGATGGCACGGTCAATCGCTGCCGTCACAGAGTTGTCGGACTCGTCGTCTGGATACGCTTCCTCGTACAAGTCGATCAGTTCGTCATTGGCCTGCCGCAGTGCCGCCAGCAACTCTCCAGCAGCCGCAACCAAGTTCACCATTGCCTGCCATTCCTCGCCGTTCAGCGGGGCGTGTGAGTCAAACAGTTCGTCGGTGAGCCGCTCAAGAACGGCAACGTCCTCCCCCGTATCATCCGATAGAAACGCCACAGAGGTGGTTGCTTCTGTCATGTACCATGTGCGAGCCATGTGTGTGTCTCCTGTGTTTGCGTGTCACGACTGAACCAGTGCCATCAGCTTGGCAAGCACATCCTTCGGGGGCGTCCAGCCGTCGGGCCGCACGCCGCCGTCCTTGATGGGACGCCAGAAGGACTTGAACTGCATGAGGAACGACTCGATCTCCTGCTCCCCGACAGTCACGAAAACCTTCGCCGCATTGACCCAGCGGTCAGGGCTGGTGTTGTCACGCAGCCCCTTGACCAAGCCCGTGAGCAGGCAGATGTTCGCGTCGGGACGCTTGACGTACTGGTACTGCTCGTCGCCAGACAGGAACGACTCCGGGTTGGCGAGGTCGAGGTTCCGCCAGTAGCGGAGGAACTCGCCGCCAACCGCCTCGCCCACGTTGCCAAGAGCCAGAGCCTTGTACATTGGATGCTCGCGGTCGTAGTCGCAGGCGGCTGCGGCAGCGAAGCACTTGACGAGGTACGTCCATGTGCGGCAGTTCGGGAACGACATCGTCTCGTCGTCAGTCGGCAGCTTCTCACGGCAGTCGGGTGCCGCCCGGAGGAAAGCCTCAGCGAGCGAGCCGAACTGCGGGAGGAAGTCCCGCCAGTGGGAAGGGACAATCGGGAACTCCGGTGCCGTCCACTCGCAACCGGCACGCAGGCCGGAGAACCAGTGGTCGTAGTCCACGACCCACTCGTGGTGGAAGAACCGGGCCCGCATCGCAGGTGCCAGAGGCACCGCATTGGGGCACAGTTCCGGCGGGTTGCAGGCACCGACGACCATCGTGGATTCGGGCATGACGTAGTCGCCAACCCGACGCTCAGAGATGACCGACAGCAGGCCAGCCTGCGTTGCAGACGGCACGTTCGTCACCTCGTCCACGAGGACCAGAGCCTTGCCGTCCATCGTCTTCTTGACCCACGAGGTCGGCATCATGTTCACGATGCCTTCCTTGTGGTTCGGGGTGGGATAGCCCGAGAAGTCTTCGGGCAGGTGCGTTGCACCCAGCAGCGGGACGAACGTCCGCTCCAGTGCGGCGGCGAGAGCCTCCCACGTTGAGGACTTGCCGACGCCAGTGCCGCCACGCACGAGCGTAGGGACAACCTGCGAGGCGAGGAACGCGGGGCTATTTCCAAGATTGGTACGGGCCATGATGGATGAACTCCTCTAGGTAAATGGAAAGGGGAGGGGCAGAACGGTTCCGCCCCTCCCCTTAAGAACAAGACTCCGCAGCGGCGATTAGGCCGGGATTTCCGGGCCGACGAAGAACTGGAACCGGAGCGTGTCACGCAGCCGGTTGAACACCTTGTCCGCCACCTTGTCGGACAGCAGGTCGATGTCCGCCGCCGTCGTCACCTGCCGCGTGGGGGCTGGCTGTCGCTGCTGGCGGGCCACAGTGCGTCGGCGGTTTGCCCGTCGTCGGGTTCTGATCTCCGGCGACAGGCGGAACCCGCCACGCAGCGGCGGCAGGTCGATGCCGTGCTTGCGGCACTGATCGACCCTGTGCCACAGACTCGTCTGGTTGATGCCGATGATGGCCGCAAGCTCCTTCGTGGAGAGGTTGGCGGCGACGGCCTCGTTGTACTCCTTCACGAACTCAGTCACGTTGATACGCAGGGCACGCATGGTTGAAGTCCTTTTCTACTGGGTGGTGGGTTACATCAGACGGAGGCAGCGAGCAGACGGTTGACGGCAACAGCCTGCTTGCACTGCTCGATTGCATCGGTCAGTTCCGGCATGGCGATGCCGGTAAGGGACTGGTACTGCTCCACGAGGGCGAGCAGTCGGTTGGCACGGGACAGTCGGACGCTGATGGAGCGGTCGTTCATGCCGCCGCTGGCCTCCATCACATCCTGCATGATCTGGTTGACGCCCTCGTTCACTGCGTCCCTCACCTTCTGGAGAACGTGAGCGACCGTGTCCGGGTTGGCGTCAATGGGAAACGTGGTGAGCGTGAACTTCGGGCCACGACCGTTCTGACGCAGGCCAGCGGCAAGCGTGCGGTACTTGTCGAGATGCTCGTCGGCAAGGAACCACACGCCGCCGTCGTCCTTGAGCAGCACGCCCTTCCACGAGGAAAGAATCTTGACCGCAACCTGCGACACGACAGGCGACGGCAGGTAATCACGCATCGTGACCACCGCACTGGACAGGGACGAGTCCAGAGTCCACGAGTGTGCGTCGTGGTTGTGGGCCAGCACTGTCACGTTCCACTGCCGGTCGATGCTGGCAGAGAACAGGTGGTGGTATGTGTTCCTGTCGCTGCCGGGCACGACCCGGACGCACTCGAAGGCATCGCCGTCGATGTGCCTCGCAACGATGGGCTGCTTCCGCCGCTTGCCGTAGAGCGTGGTTCCGACGGCCCGCATCGCCAGACTGAGCGTCGTGGTGGTGGCGGGCTGCTTCGGGACGTACTTGCCACAGCCTACGGCTTCGGCTGCGGCGAACACCGTGTCACGCAGTGCGGACGCGGCGTTGAGGATGCAGACGCCGCCGGAGCGTGCGCCGATGGAGATGCTGTCAGTCATGGGAAACCTCCTTAGTGAGTGATGAGAGCCTTGTCCAAGTTCGAGAGTCTGCGTTGCAGCACGGCGAGTTCCGCCGCCAGCGAGTCGTTGCCGTACTCAGCCTCCTCCTCGATTGACTCCGCAAGGGAGCGGATGATGAGTTCGATCTCGCGTGGATCGAGGAGGAGCGTGACCGTCGGAATCGTTTTGCGAGGCATAGTATACATCGGTTCACCTATAGCGCAATGGGTTGCTTTCTGTGACGACGACTTGTTCGAGCGGCAGGTGCGTCACGTTGCCTGCTTGTCGAGAGGTAGTTCTTCCAGTCGAACGACAGGGCTCTCATGCCCCTGTTGCGTGCGACCCCCAGCTTCGCCAGCCTCCGGGTGATGGCCGAGCAGTAAGCACGGCTGGCCCACCCGAAGTGCTTGGCGATCTCGTCGTAGGATGGCTGGTAGCCGTTGGCCTCAGTGCTTATGGCTATGAACTCCAGCATCTCCCTCTGTCGTGGCGATAGGTCTGGCATGTGATTCCTCCTTGTTGAGTGCCATATTGAGTTGCTGCTCAAGCCGACGCCGGTCAGCCCATGACTCCCGGAGTTCCTCCTCCAGCATCAGCGCGTGCTGCTCTGCCTCAATCACCGAGCGAATGAGGTCGGGCTTGGGATACCCGCGTAATTGCAGCACCTCGTACACGCGGTCGCAGTGGTCGAGGCAGAGCGTGTAGAGGTTCTTCTTCGTGGCGAGTATGTCCACGCCATGCTGCTTGAAATACTGCACGATGTCGTCAAGAGGACGAGCCATCTTGGTTTCCCTTTAGTCGAGGTTGGCCCACGCCGCCAGTGCTTTCATGAACACCAGCGACATGAGCAGGAACAGTTCGATCTCCGTGTGTGTCCATCCGTGTGTCATTGAGTTGCCCTCCCTTGCAACTAAGACTCCGCAGCGGTCAGACTGCGGCTAGGGTGCCGTCCTCCACGAGAGAGCCGAGCGGCTCAGGCTCGCGGGTCACTGCCTCTGCGATGGCGTCACCGTCCATGAGTTCCGGCGGCGGGGCAGGCTGCTTCTCCCCATTTCCAGACTCCGCAGCGGGGCGGGCCGGGAAAACGTACTTGTGGCTGTCGTCGTCCACTGCCAGCGGCATGATGGCGAAGCGGGCAACGTGCTGCCCGTCCTCGCTGACAGTGGTTGCGAACACGCACGACTGCTGATCCTTGACGAACAGCGTCAGCCCCTTGCCTTTGTGCTGGTCGTCGTTCATGGCGTGCGACAGGTCGCACAGCTTGCCGAGAAGGGCAGCGTCCAGCTTGACCGAGACGTACCCGGACGGGTCGTCATGGATGCTCATGACTGTCTCGTACTTGGGGAACCTGCCGTCGATTGCCTCGACTTTCGTGGCAGTCTTGTCCGTCCCGACAGTGGCTCGCAGCGTCGAGCCGTCGAACCGCACGCCCTTCGGGTGCAGGAAAGCCTTCGCTGGCAGCGACGACAGTTGCCGTGCGTCGGCAACCATGTCCATCGTCGCCGTGTCTTCGTCCTTCCAGTGAACGGTGGCAAGGATGCGGCCGTCAGTTGCCGTGAGCTTGGCGGTCGTGCCGTCGCTCTCGCACTTGACGCCGCCGAGTGCGAACCGTGCCGACTCCCTGTCGCACACTGCCGCCAGCCGTTTGATGAACGCAGGAATTCTCATGTGAATCTCCAGAAAAGAGAAAGGCCGATGGCACCATGCCACCGGCCGCTACTAACCAGACTCCGCAGCGAGGAATCCCCGCCGTGCGACAGTCACTCCTTCTCGATGTATGCCGTGTCGCCAGCGATGTGGACGATTCCTCTGCCAGCGATCACGACATGGGGCTGTGTCCTACGCTCCCGGCTACGCACCGGGACCGAACACACGATCTTGCGAACCAAGATGCAGGCGTCCCTGTGATGAACCGTCATCACCGGATGGCCCGCCGCCCGCGATGCGGGCTTGTTGTAGTGGAACCAGAACGCGCTCATGCTTGCTCCCTCAGTAAGCGTCGTGCAGTGCTTCGAGGCCACACGCCCCGAAAATCTTGAGGACTTCCTCGATTGCCGACTCCGACATTCCGTAAGAGCGGAGGTCGTCAATGCGAATCTTGGTGTAGTGGTCCGTCGCGTCCTCGTCGTCGCAGTAATCCACAGTCAGCCCGACAGCCTCAGCCTCACGCCGCCACAGCTTCTCCTCCTCGTCGTCGTACCGCGAAGTCGGTGCGTCGGATCGGATGGATGCGTCGAACCCGATTCGGTTCTTCGGAGTGGTCGCCGCCCGGCTGGCACCTCGCATCCCATACCCCTCGTATGAGTCGTTGCTGTACCAGTGGCCGTCCCGCTCCCACTCTCCGTCGTCCGAGTTCCAGATTTGGTAGTCGCCGTCGGCCCGCAGGAACACGAACTTGCTGCTGTCGTGCGCCAGTTCCTGCGAGAAGACAACGTCTGGCCGACCGTAGAAGTCGGGGTCGCGTTCGTACATGGGCTTGAGAACCAGTTCGTTGAAGTGCCAAGTGTCAGACATGGCCGGGTTCTCGTCGCACTTGATGCGAATGACGCCGTTGTGGATGACAGCGAGCGTGTCGGACACCATGAAGGGGTGGCAGTTCGACTCATCTTTCCTGCCGTGCGTGGCCCATCGGAAGTGGATGATGGCCTGCTTGTCGGCATACGGCTCGAAGGATTCGCGGAACTCTGCGAAGTTCCCGATGCCACATCGCGTGACGATCTGTCCGTCAACGACTGCGGCGAATCCCCACGAGTCGTTGTTCTGTAGGTGGCCGTTCTCGTAGGCGGTCCAGTCGGCGGCTGTGTCGGCGGGCTTGTAGATTGCGAGGCACATGCGTGTATCTCCTGTGTGGGTGTTGGTTGGTGGCAGACTGTCAGGCACCGCCGACGGTCGATGGGGTGCGGATGAAAGCGAACTTGGTGCTGCGTTCCTTCGGGATTGCGTTGGCCTTCATCCCCTTGCTGGAGCGGTAGTTCTGGCTCATTGACGGATGGGCCAGAAAGAACTGGTGCAGGTACGGATACTCTGCGTGGTGCTGTGCAACCCATCGTCGGTACTGCAAGTAGTGCAGCGGATGGCTGCTCCACTCCGGCTCTGTGTCCATGCCGTGCGTCACTTGCTCGCAGTACCGCGTAAGCGACACGGCGAACTCGTAGTTCTTGAGGATCGCACGGGTCATGAGGTTCGCCTTGAACATGCGGAACTCGACCGTGTGCGTGGTCACGTTGATGACCTCGTACCTGTCGCCGTTCGGTTCCTCCCGCATGGCGTCAACCAGCTTCTTCGCAGAGAAGCCGTTGAACTCTGCCGGGCGGCAGGCCACACGCTCCACGAACCTCTGGTTGGAGTCCGCATTGGCGAACACGAGCAGCTTGCCGAGCGTCAGCGGGCCGATGGCTGCACGAGACAGGTGGATGTGATGCCCCACCTCGTTGCCCATGTTCCACGCCGAGCAGTTGCCGTTGCCGACGATCTTGAACGACTCGAAGATGCCGTAGGTCTGTGCCCGTGTGAGCGGCACTGTCACGGCCTCGAAGCCGCCGTCTTGAACGTCGAGCGAGCCGTCGTGCTTGGCAATCGCACAGCGTTTCGTTCGCGTCTGTGGGTTGAGGTTCCTGTACGGCGTGTCAAGCTGGCGAAGGACTGTCAGAACGTCGTCGTAGTCCTCGTTGTCCGAATACATCTCGATCTCGTGGCCTGCGTACAGCGTCCGGTCCATCGACCACCCGCCGTCCGCCAGTCGCATCGGCGAATAGGACCAGCCGTGAGCCTCTGTGGCCTTCGCGTTGTAGGCGTGCAGCTTTTCATCGAACGTCTCGTCGTCCTCCGGCTGCGGGTTGCATCGTTCGCAGTCGGAGTCGTCGCAGTCCCCGTTGTCGCATCGCGAGTTGCCGCGATAGTCGTACCCCTCTGGGTCGTACGCCCCGCCTGTGTCGCGGTGTTCGTGGTTCTCATCGAACCCGTTCTCGTCGTACTGTTCCTCAGTTGGCATCGCTCGTACCTCAGTGGTGAAAAAGAAAAGGCCGCCCCACGTTGGGACGGCCCTGCAAAAACCAGACTCCGCAGCGGCCATCCGCAGCGACGATCAGTCGAACCTCATGCGTCAGCCTCCCCGTCCAAGTCGTTCAGCGATGGGAACACAAGGAAGGGTTCGGCCTTCCCGTCGCGTGCCGCATCGAGCATCTCTGCCAATCGCCGCAGCGTTGCGGCACAGTCGGCGGCTACGTCCTGCCACGATGACTGCGACGGCCCCATCTCGTCGCCCGAAAGGACGGCGAAGTGTGACCGCAGCATCCGCAGGCCGTGCCGCATCGCCTCGTAGCTGGCTTTCACTGTCGGCCCTCCTTCTCGCTCAGGAGTTCCGCGATCTCCCGTCGCTCTCTGTTGGTGAGCGTGCGGAAGTCGGCCACGAACTGACGCTTGGACTGTGCCCCCAGCGTGCGGGCGGCAGTGTCGAGGCGAATGAACCGGATCGTGTTGGCAATCTGCGTGCGCATAGAAGCTCCTCAGAAACAGGGACAAGGGACAACCGACGGCAACGTGCCGACGGCCAGAATCAAGACTCCGCAGCGATGCGCTGCGGGTTTCGCTCGAACGTCCGACTTACAGACCGCCCGCTTTTCGTGACGCGAACGAATCGGTATTGGATCGTGCAGTCAGTGAACACCGAGCCGGTCAGGTCGTCGCGGACTTGCTCGTAGAACTCATGGGCAGACAGCTCTCGCCACTGGCTGCTCCGCGACAGGAAGCCCCACTCGCCGGGACTCATGTCCTCGTACAGCCATCGGCTTTCCAGTAGCCAGCGTCCGGGCTCCGGCCTTTCGGGAAGGCGTCTGCGGTACTCGTAGTACCGATCAGACCAGTCGCTGCCCCACAGTCGCCATACCCACGCGGGACATTCTCGCGGGCGGCACTGCGACTGCCTGTCGAACTTGACGCCGCAGCACATGCAGTAGTTCCCTGCGGCTGGCAGGTACTTCTTGCAGGTGAGGCACTGGTAGCTGTAGTGGCCGTCGTCGAGGCACTCGACGTACCGATACTCATGCACGGGGAACTCCTTCTGTTGGGCGGCAACTGCCGCAGTTGATGGACTCCGCAGCGGTGATTTCCGCTACGCTTCGCAGACGAAACCGTCGTCACGCTGCACAAGGCGGATGCGTCGGCGGCGGCGGATCATGCGGGCTACTTCCCGCAGTGGCTGGTCGAGCGTGGGATCGCGGTTGTCCCGCACGAGAGAGGCGAAGTAGTCCTTGTCGTCCTTCTCGACAGACACTGACATGACGCCGCCCGGAAGCTCGTCGTACAGACCGTCGAGGGCGATGTCCCAGAAGTACGGCACCCACAACATGCACCCCTCGAACATGCCCGGATTCTGGATCACGCCAGTCCGGGACAGGCGGTATTCGCGGGGCTCAACAGCAGCGATCATCGAGAACCTCCTCGTGTGAAACGCGACGGGGCCAGCCGCCAACGTGACGACTGGCCCCGTTCGCAAAAGTAAGACTCCGCAGCGGTGAATCAGCGGATGCAGCGGCCCTTGCCGACCATCGGCGTGAGCATCCGGTCGAGTTCCCGGTCGAGTTCCACGTTGATGTCGGCGGACGCAGCCGCACGCTCCCGCGTGGGGAACGGGCCGACCGGCGGGGCCGCAGAGCGAACGTCGAGGAAGTAGAAGCCGCCAGTGGCCGGGAAAACGACAGCCTCGACACGGCTCTTGCTGTTGCGAACGGCGGTAACGTCTTGATGGATCATGTGAAAACTCCTCAGGGGAAACGTGGAAACAAAAACACCCACCGCAACGTGCGATGGGTGCAGCCTGCGAGTGCAGGATTGGGGGCAGTGTCAGTCCTGCCCCGTATCCCAGACTCCGCAGCGGTCAGCCGTCGGACTTGACTAGCCGCTCCATGTAAAGCTCAAGGATGTTTGCATCGAGCGGGTGCCCGGTGTCGCGGAGGGTGTTGGCGGCAAAGAGGATCGCGTCCCTCTCGCGTCCGCGTGGAAGCGCATCCTCCAGCTTCGTGTACTCCTCGACGCGCTTGTCGTGTTCGCGTTGAAGGTTCTCGACTACATCGCGGACCCACTGCGGTGCATCTTCGGGCTCGTACGTCGGCACAGATGCCATAGCGATACTCTCCTGTTGGTGGAAACGAACTCCTGCAACGGCGCAGGCGAACACCCTGCCAGCGTGAGCCAACAGGGTGCGTCGTGTGAGCCGTCGTTAGTCAGACTCCGCAGCGACTAGGCCCGAATGGCCTTCGCCAGATCGACGGCCGCAGTCGAGCGGAACACGAGGTTGATGGCGTCGATGGCGGCCTGTTCCTTCGCGGCATCGCCAGTCGGAATCCACGCGGAGAACGGCCCGACCGTGACGATCTTGCCTTCCACGCCCTTCGTGGTGGTGTGCTTCTTGACAGTCCACGTTCCGGGCTTCGGGGTCTGCTTCTTGGACTCCGCAGCGGGCTTTGCCACAGGCTTCGCAGCAGCAGGGGCAACAGCGGCAGGCTTCGCAGCAGCAGGCTTGGCGACGGCCTTCGCCTTCTTCGCCGCACGGGCTTTTTCCAGACCCGCCAGCCGCTTCGCCCGCAGTTCGTCGCTCGTGGCCTTCGTGGGCGTGGGAGCGGGAACCTTCGGGGCATCGTCCGTCTGAACCAGTCCGAGAACCTGCTCGACGGCGAGAGCAACAGCGGCCTTCATGTCAGCAACAGTCATGGGAAATCTCCTCAGTGAAAGAACAACCGAACATTCCCGCGAAGTGCGGGTGGAGGCGGGGACGGCGAACCGTGCCCCGCTACCATCCAGACTCCGCAGCGGCGATTCAGACGAGATAGCCCTTGCGATCAGCCGCAAGCATCTCGAAAGCAAGAAACAGGCCAGCCCAGTGGTCGTAGCCCGACAGCCGCATGTAGCAGTACCAGTAGTGAACGTCACGCATGGAACACTCCCTCAGTGAGAGACACGGGACAGCCAGCACCAACGCGGTGCCGACAAGAGACAGACTCCGCAGCGGCGGAATCAGCGGATCGCAGCGGGCCTAAACGGCACGGCGTCGAGCGGGTACTGAAACACCTCGACTTTCACAAAGTCTCCGTACTTGGCGTTGAAGTACGGGACTGTCGTGTCCGCCTTCTCTTGCGTCGAGAACACGCCACCAATCCAACTCTGCTCGCCGTCGTGTAGCCGCACCGCGTAGACGTAGGTCATCGTTCGTCTCCGTGTCAGTCACAGTGACGATCACTCGTCGTCGCCGTGCTGACAAAAGACAGACTCCGCATCGTGGATGGACCGGAGAAAACAAGGGTTTCGGCAGGCCGTTTCCCGCTATCGGTCGCTACCGTGAAGCGGAAGTCGTTTGCCGCCGGTTAGATGGAACGCACGCGATGCACCGGCCCCCGAGCCCCCCCGCGCGCACACGCACTTACTTACATTCCACCTCTGGATTTTTTCTCAGTTTCATTGAAGCCCGTTGCTGTACGCCCGTGAGCCGGTATACTGGGCGCATGTTCAGGCCCGCATTTAGGAAAGGATTTCCGCATGATTTTGGCAACGATTACGGGGAACGTC